CTCCCATCTGCTCGAACATCTGCATCTCGGCAGAGGTCATTGAGATGTTCTGCACCTTGTCAAGTCCTCGGATGGCGAGGATGTCGTGACCTGAGTACATCTTCTTCTGAAGTTCCTGGGCGTATGACTCCATTTCGCCCTTGTTCATCAGTCCGAAAGCGAGGGTACCTTGACCGCTTGCGGGTTTCTCCTCGCCGATGATCAGCTTCACACGACCGCCCTTTGCTGCCGTTTCAAGAGCCTGCGAGCGCAGGGTACGGTTGAGAGAAAGCGTCTCGATGGCATACTGTAGCGTCGGGATGCCCCATAGTCCGTTCTGATAGCGGAAGGTGTTTGCGAAGTGCAACACGTCCTCACGTGGCACGTCTGTCAGCGTCACGTAGTCGTGGTCGCTCAGATACACGATGGTCGAGTAGGTGCCGTTCACGATGTTATATCCGCCCGATTTAACGAGCCACAAGTGCAGTGGGAACCCAAACTCGTCGCGCTCAACGTACACGAAGCTGTTGCCGTAGAACAGGCGGTTGATTTCCACCAGTCGCCACAAGTCGGCAGCGGACATGATGGGGTTGGGTTCTTCTTGCAACAGGTAGTTGATGCGCTTACCCAAGCCGCGCATGTCTTGCACAAAGTTGCCCTTCTCGAAGTCCTTCTTGCGGTACTGCACGGGCATAACACTCATGGTGTCGGCTCTGAGGTTGACGGCACGATAGACAGCACCCACCACCAACGCCTGCTCAGGGCCTCGCACATAGGCGATGCGCTCCTGATAGTCTCCGCCCTGTACCTTCGGAGGTTCCGGCGGCATGGTGCTGCTGGGCACACCGGGCACGGATGCCTCGCGCAACATGATGGCGTTCTCAGGTGTAGCCATTCTGAAAAGATTACTGAAAAAACTCATATCTTATTCCTTTTTACTATTCGTGCGTTTTCTGGTTCTGGGTTTACCGGAGGATTTGGCGTGCTCCGTAATCGGCGTGCCTTGCGACTCGTCGAATGATGGCGTTGGTATTACACCAAGTATCGCCTCTTTTTCAGGTGTCCGCTTGTTGATGCTGAAGAAATACTCGATGGCGTGCTCCTTACGCTGCTTGTAGGAAAGTCCCGTCACGTCCACCCATCCACGGCTCACCTTCTCCAGCCATTCCTCGGCGGTCTTCGTGTTGAAATGGAGCAAACGGGCAACGCTGTGGATCACCTTCGGCTGCACGGCCTTCTGTTCAATCCGTTCGCCAAGCACGTTCATGCACACCAGTTCTGGAGTGGTCGGGATGTGAGGGTCGCAGAACGTCACGCCCTCCAAGCCACCACGCACGAACGACTTCACATGGTGGTTGATGCCGAAGTCCTTACCCGTGCCCTCGGTGAAGCGTTCCTTCATCGATCGCGCATCGTAGTGCGTCAGTCCGTTGTCGGTCATCACCTGCCAGTTCAGGCACACCACGTCGGCATTGTACTGGTCAATCCAAACGGGGATGGTCATCCGCACGTTGGCAAAGTCCACCAACTCATCGAAATCGAAGAAACCTATCCAGTCGTACTCGCCAGAATGGTCGCGGTAGCACTTCTCGTAAGCGTCGCGCTGCAAGCCTTCGAAATAGGTAATTTCCACCAGCCCCGCCTCGATGTACGGCTGCAAAACGTCCTGGAACAGTTCACCATCCTCCACGCGGTTGTTGTCGTAGATGAATATCTTGTCAACCCCCAGCGCATTGTAATGCTCCACCCATTCCACGGCATAGCGGTTTTCCATGCGTCCGATGGCACAAATGGCCACCTTGGTACGCAGCGGCAACCTCACGTTTTCGTCTTCTGCGGGCAATAGGTTATTGTGTGCCTCCAGCCATGCCATCTGCTGACTGAGGTCGTTCGCCTTCCACGAGCCTGAGCCGTAGTGCTCAACGAACTCGCGGATGTCGCGGTGGTATCCCTTCAGTCGCGGTCGCTTCGTTAGGATGTCTTCGAGCAATACCGCGCCAGTGTCATACCAGTTGTTGCGGTTCTGTCTGCCACCAGGCAACAGCCCATAGGTGCGCGTCGGGTCGAAATACTTGGCACCTTCGCGGGTGAGCATCGGCACGTTCATCCAGCACAACATCGGCAACATGCGCCCGATGTTAAAAGGGTTATGCGGCTGCGCCTTCTGGTAATATCCATAGACGCTATAATCCTCGCGGAAAAACTCGTCGATGTTCTTCTTGATCAGCACGTCACTCTCCATCAGCACGAAGCCCTGCGGCAACAGCTCCCAAAGTTTCTGCACCGTCATCATGTGCTTCACACTCCCGAACTCACAACCCTTGGCGCAACCTATCGAGCGGTCGCGCTCTGGGTACTTCTCCAGTTCCTTGTCGAAGTCGATAATCTGTCCTTTCGTGTTGTCAAACACCTGCACGTTTGTTGCGCCCTCGAATGGTCGCTGGTCGCTGTTGTCAAATACAACGACTCTGAACGGCCCGCCGCCATTTTTCAGCAGGCTCCCAATCGCCGCCATCGTCAGTTCTGGCGTGTTGTAGTGAATAATTGCTACTGTCTTCTGTCTCATATCTTCTGGGTTTAGTTGTTCCTTTTTTATCCTACCTCGTGCGACTGCGTGCTACCGCCCTCAATTCCTGATGAACTATACGGCTCAGGAATGATGTTGACCTGAGTAGTCATTTCCGTGGCACGGATGATGATTTTGTTCTCGCGCTTGTCGCTGTTCAGCGATTGCACCTGATACACCTTGCCATTGCACTCAATGAGCGACTCGCGGGTGATGGTGACGTTGGCTGAGAAGTTCATGCGGAAGATGACTGAATCGTAGGCATCCAGCGCACCCTCTCGGAGTGCCCTGGTTCCTTTCGAGAACTCATACGATGACCACAGCGAGCCGTCGCGCCGGTAGCCCGTCTTCTCACCAAACTGCCGCTCTGAGGGCTGCACCTTGTTGAGAATCGTCACGCGGTAGTTGCGCATACCTGATGTGAATCCTGTGCTCATACTCGTTATTCGGTTGGTTCGTGAGCGGCAAAGAGCTTGCTGCCGTTGGATGAATAGAGGTAGTGCTCTTCGGCAGACATCAGCGCACGGATGTCGGTCAGTGCGTTTTTAATGCCCGTCAGTTGCACGGTATAGGTCGATTCCTCGCTATTGGTCGCCTGGACTTGCACGTCGCTGATGATTGCGTCGCCGGTCAATAGCTGCTTATCGGACTCAGAGTTCATGTCACCACCAGCCGTTGCAAGTTCCACACGCACCGTCTGTCCTATGCGGTCCATCAGACTGGCGGGGTCGTTGCGGTCTGGGTCAATGGTGACAACGCCATTGGCATTCACATTCCACGACAGCTTCAGCGCGACGTTCCTGGCGAAGTCGTCGGTATCGTCCTTGGTGCTGATTTGCTTCACCTCCAGACTGATGGTTAGCTGGCACTGCTGGGCAGCGGCAATGACCGACATCTGGCCATTACCGTTTCCCATAAACAGTCGTAGATTCTGTCCCTTGATTGTTGCCATAATTTCGGGGTGATTTGGTTGGTTACTCGGTTACGGGTTGCAAGGCTTCGGCATAGGGAGTCCAGTCGATGCCCTCCTTCTCGGCACGGCCTGCGTCCAGACACTCGTTTTTCCAAGCCAGACAAGCGTCGTTGAAAGCCTTCAGCGCAGTCTTGGTCTCAAAATCGTGGTAAACTGGAGTGCCGTCCTCCTCTTCTCCAATCTTCAGGCGACAGGGAGCCGTGGCGGTGGTGAAGTTGATTTGGTTCTCGATAGAGAGCCACACGGGTTTGTTCTCGAAGGTCATGCCGCCCACGATCTGCGCCGTGATGCGCTCGTTGATGTCGGCAATGATGGCTTGCTTGGCCTGCTCAAAGCTGGGCTTTCCCTGCTTCTTGTAGAAGTCAAGCTGATACCACTCGGCCTTGTCGCCGTCCTCGTTCAGTCCGTACATAATGACCACGCGGCTCTGGTCTTCCGATACTGGAGCGTAGTCGCTCACGTTTCCGCAATACTTGTTGTTCATGATTCTTTGCTTGTTAAATGAAACATTATCTAACAAGCTGGCGAAATGCCGTTTGGGGTTTAC